TTGTACGATACACTCAAACTTCGAAGTCCGGTCGTCGGGCAGGCTATGGCGGATACCGTGGGCGCGAAGCTCTACGTGAGGTCGGCGGTCCGGCCGGAAGATGGCGATGTTGCCTATTCGTACACCCATGACAACCTGCGCGGCTCCTGGGAGAATCGCATCTCTGTCAAGTTGCAGGACGCGATGGTCGAGGAAGAACCGGATGAGGACGGCGTGGTAGAGACGTTGGCCGGTTGGCGGATCGTTATCGAGGGATCGGTCCACAAAGCCATGTTGGGGCACAATGTCCACGGGGGCCCGGATCGGATCGTCCCGGCGGCTGGCTGGTTTGTCGATCACGTTGCGGCGTTGCTCGGCGTCGAGCTTCCGCCGTGGCAGTCATGGGAGGTCTGTCAGGTCGATGTAGCGGATGCTTACGAACTCCCTGAGCTCGCGCAGATCGAGTTAGTGAACGACCTCATGCAGAGGAAGTATCCGAAGCGTAAGTGCTGGCCGTACCCTAACGAGTCGGTCATGTGGGCAGGCCGGGTATCATCGCAATCAGCGATCAAGGTGTACCGGAAGGGACCGGAATTCTTGGTACATCGGAAGCACATCAAAAACCGGTTGACGCCGTCTGAATTGCTCGACCTTCAGACGAAAGCGGATAGCCTAATCAGGGTCGAGACTTCTATACGGGCGCGTTGGTTTAGGCGTCTGTTGGGACGGCTACCTACTATCGCGGAATGCGATGATGCGATGCTTCGGGCGTTGCATGAGGGAGAGATAGCGCGAATCCTAAACGAGGGTCAAGAAGTGCAGGTAACGAGGGACTATGAGTCTGTAAAGAGACTCTTACAGAAGCGGTTTCAGCGCAGGCCGGACGTAGCGTTTGACGTGCTGCAGACCTGGATGGACCTTTGCGTATATGGCGAGGACAAAGCCAGGCAGGGGCGCGCGCGCCGGACGTACTACCAGCATCTGATCTACCTTCGGGAGTGTGGTATCTCGTGGTATGGCGGCGACGTCGTGCACCGGGAGTCTGCTATCCCGTCCGGGTTCACGCTGCGCGGTAACACGTTCCGGCAGGATGAAGTATCGCCGGCGGTGGAGCGCATTCAGCGCCTAGAGCGGTACCGGATTGCGGTCTGACAAATACCCCGTCTTGGGGGATGTTTAATCGTCAAGGCGCGGTCCTGGGTGCAACCGCTAGAAGCGTCCAAAAAAAATATATATTATGTTTAGTCCAGAAGGAGGAAAACGCCCGTCTGCTGTGGTAGGATAGATCGTGAGGTCGGCCTGAGAAGTTCGCAGGTCGTACCTCTTGAGTGAGTCATAGGAAACCCCTCCGCGCAAAGCTTTTGGAAGGGCAACGCGGAGGGGTCCTATGCGCCGGTACAAGCGGCTTGACTCGATTATACCGCTAAATTCCCGGCACACGCGCGTCCACAGCCCTTCCGCTGTGGGCGTTTTTTTATGCCCTTCCGGAAAGCGGTGTGTCTGTTTTGCCGAAACTTCTTCTTCTCCACGTACGCACGTACGATTTCAAGGACGATTCCGGTCGTCGCGTCACGGGCGCTAACGCGCTTTTTCTCGATCCCGACTGCCAGCACAATGCGGAAAGCTGGGGCCAAGAGCCCATGAAGATGCCCGTGTCTCCGGAGATCGTCAAGGTCTTTTCTGTGGCTCCGGCGGTGTACCAGGTTGAGATCGGCGCGAAGAAGGGCGCAGGCGGGAAGGCGGTTCCGACGGTCGTAGATGCTGAGTACGTGGCGAACGTCTTTCTCGGCGTTGACGACCTGGTCAAGCCGGATGCGAAGGCGTCTCGTCCAGCGGTCCCGGCGGGCGCTGCATAGTCACTGGCTCGGTCAGGCAGTCGGTAACGGCGGTGCCCTTCCCCGCTGAAAATTCAAGGTTCGACAGGCGGGGCGACGGTGAGGCTGCAAGGGGTCCGCGACCGAGATCGCTGTTTGGAGGTTGTTCGCATGAAGCCGGTTATCAAGACTCCCTTTATCGGTGTCGTTCAGCGAGGCAAGCGCTTCTATGCCGTCAACGCGGCGACTCGTGAAGAGCTCGGCCCGTACGATAGCGCGGATCACGCCCGGGTCACCGGAGTGGCGCGGCTGGAAGCGCCTTATCGGAAAGCGGCGCGTGACGGGAAGCAGGCGTCGAAATGAGGCTGTATTCTGACGAATGGTTCGCGCTGGTTATTGGCCTCGGTGTTGGGATGTTCCTCTATGCTTGCTGTGTTAGCCAATGGTGACTGTGAAGATCTGAGTGTCCGGTATACGCTATGCGTTCTCGTAATTACATTTCTATTCTGTGCGTTCTGGGATTGGTTTGCGCGCTGGCTTCGCAAGCCCTAGCGGTCAATCCCGCGGTGGCGCCGGGGGGCAGCGTGACGTTCGCCCCCACCCTTTCGCAGGAGTTCAGCTTTTCCTGGGAGGTTCTCAATCCGGCCGGTAGTGTGGTTGGCTCGTCGACCACTCCGAACTCCTGGAATGTGACTGATGTGGTCACGGGCAGCGCCCCGCCGGTGATATCGACTCTGACGGTAACGTGTCCCGCTGGAACGGCGAACGGTACCGGATATAAGGCGTTCATTCAGGGTCCATCGAGGCCTAACGGTGGGCCGTTCGATGTCCAGGGTGGAACGCCGGTCGTGCTTTCGAGTGTGGCGGTCAACCCGAATGTCGTTCTGTCGCAGGCGAGCCCTGGACCGACAGGTACGGTGACGCTGTCGGGGCCGTCGTCGGGAACCACTACGGTATCACTCGCCTCTTCGCTGCCGTCGATCGTCGGTGTGCCGTCGTCGGTGGCGGTCACCAATGGCAATTCGTCCGCGACGTTTTCCACGACGATCGGGACCGTGGCGGCGTCTCAGACGGCAACCATAACGGCGACGTACAGCGGTGGGCAAAAGACGGCGACGGTAACCGTCAACGATGAGCTGGGACAAGTTATCAGCGCCATTCAGGCGCAAACCGTGCAGCAGGCAACGGAATACAACGTGATACAGGCTCAGTTGGTCTTGGTCGCCGCGTTGCTCCTGCCTGGGGTGTTTTTCGGCGGGGTGTGGATCACGCGGAAGGGGCGTGCGTGATGTCTGAGAGGGCTGTCATTCTGCTGTTCCTCTGCGTCTTGATTTACGCGCTTGGTCTGACTTATTACTGCTTCGTCGGCGGGGGTATGTGATGGACTATGCCGCAATGCTGTTCGTGGGGTGTCTGGCCGGTTGGGTGTACACGACCACGTGTGAAATCATCGTATCGCTGATCGGAATATCGAGGCGGTTCTAAATGGACTTGGTGTCTCTTCAAGGCGGGTTAACGGCGTTGGCTTCGGTGCTCGGGGCCGGGCTGCTGCTCGGTGCCGTCTTGAATTGGCTAGAGCTAGGCGTGATTATCATGACGGGTGGCCGTGGTGATGATCGTGATGGCTCTTAGGTGTCGGTAACGCTAAGGAAAGGAGGACATGTAATATGCGCAAGCTGCTTCAGTCCATGGCCTTTGCGGCCATGGCAGTCGTGGGCCTGGCAGTGCCGTCCATGGCGCAGAGCAACAACACGACGGTCGACTATACCGCGCTGACTCAGGGTCTGACGACCCCGATGCAGACGAATATTCCGACCATCTTCGGGGTTGTGTCGCTCATCTTCGTGCTCATGATCGGCATCGGCCTGATCATCCGTTTCGTCAAGCGCGCCGCAAAGAGCGCGTAACGGCGGCGTCGTTACCGGGGGCGGGTGCGTTGGAGACGTGTCCGTCCCCCACCCTGATCTGGAGGGCTTGTTGATGGTAACCGGTCTGTTTCACGCGGGCATGTCTGGCATGGGTCAGCCGCTGTTCTACGTGTTCGCGGTGGTAGCAGTGTTCGCGGTCGGCTTCCTGGCCGGTCGCTCTCACGCGAAGTGGGGGGGTGACCTTTGAATGGATCCGACACAGATCTCTCCGGCCATGGCAGAGGTGGTGCTGTGGCGCAATATCGGCGTCGTCTGCATCTGCGGTGCTGTGTGGGCGTTCTCTGTCTGCTTCTGGTTGTGGTGGGCGTACGAGCGCGGGCGCAGGGGGTGACCAGCTGGCCGCCGCCTGGCGTCCGGTCCTTCGAGCCGCAGCCGGCGCGGGATGCGCCGTTCTTGTCGCCCATGAGCTCGGGCTATCATCCGCCGGTGTTTCACGGTCCGAGTAGCGCGGACGGGGGGCGGTCCGCTAACGTCGATACGGGCGGCGGTGGCAGTGGGGACGCGATCACTGATTGGATGGGTGCGCAGGCGGCAGCCATGACGAATTCGATTGTCGGCTATGTGGCTGCCTATACGCCCGCGATCTTTACGCTTGTGGCGATTGTGGCGGGCATAGGGTTGATTATTGGCCTCGCTATGTTCCTGGCGAGGAAGGTGTAAGGCGATGCGGCGTTGTGTGACTGTCCTGGGCGCGGCGGTGATTGTGTTGGGCCTGGGTGTGCGGGTGTGCTCCGCGGCCGTGTTCACCTTGCAGCCGCTAACGGATGCAAAAGGGCAGTCGTATTTTGTGCAGTGGCAGTGGCAGGCGTTGACGGGTGTCGTCAAGTATCGGATAGGCTTCGAAAAAGGGTACGCGGACGTCGGCGGCGGGACGAAGGACTACAGGGACATTTGCCAGCTGGTTCTATATGCGCCCGTTAATAGCACGCTGCCGGTAGCGCCTGGGCTGCATGAGTGGTTGGGTCAAGATTACTGGTGGGACAAGCCGGGCGGGTCTGCAACGGGCCCGCCTTGGGGAATGGGTCCGGATGATGGTGGCCCGTTCGGTCCGTTGGAGGTCGATGGGATTGGGATGCCGTATTCGCCGGCACCCACGTATCACCCGTTTAACGAAGGGGGTAATGGGCATTCGGAAACGAACAACCCTATTACTCAGCCTCACGTTGTTCCGGCGTATGTGGCGTTTTCAAATTACTCCGGTGGTTGGGAGTATATTGATGCGTCGGTTTATATTGATCCTGCGCACCCGCCTGATCCCAATGGGGGCGACGGCAATGGCTGGTATTTCCCTAATGCGTCGCTTGGTGGTAGCGCTATCAATATGCCGACCATTCCCGGGGAAACGCAATACGATTGTAGTGGGTCCAGTTGTGTGATGACGGGCGACGGTGGGGGTGGTACTACGGGCAGTACTGGGACGACGGGTAGTACGGGCTCGACAGGTAGCACGGGAGGGGCTAGTGCGTCGGACATTATGTACGTGCTCCAGCATCTTTTCACGCCGGATCAGTCGCACATTGACGCGTTGAAGGCGGCAAAGGATGGTTTGATGGCGTGTGGGCCGTGGGGGCAGGCTGCAACGGCTAGGCACGCATTCGAGGGTCGTACGGGGGCGGGGCGTCCGTATTGGCCGACTAGTATCGAGATACAGCCGGTCTTTTCGACAGGGGAGGCGACTGGAACTGCAGGCGATGCGGGATCGGCTGGGCACCCGGGCGTATGGCTCGACGCGCCTGGCAGGAACTTCGCGGTTCCTCAGCAGGGCTATATGCACGAGAGCGACGATGAAGGCAATTTGCGTCAGGACCCGCAGGAGGCGTATTCGGCGGTGTCGTCGTTCGTGGGTTGGCGCAATTTCTTTGTGCAGGCGACGGTTTGGTGTGCGGTCGCGGCCTGTCTCATTGGGTTCCTGATGTGGATCAAGGGGAAGGTGACGGCATGATTGCCAACTTCTTTATGAGCATTGAAACGGGGTTTCTAACTGGCTTGGCGTCGGATATCAATGCGGTCTGGCATGACATCGATTTCCCGCAGCTGAACCAGGCGCTTGATTTCATCTCGGCGTGTGATGCCGGATTGCCGGTGGCGTTTTTATGTACGCTTCTGGCGAGCTTTAGTATTCTTGTGGTCGTGATGACCATCTTCAAGTTTACGACTATGCTGATTTCCTGGGTTCGCGGATGATTAAAGCGTACACAGGCAACATAGGCGCAGGCAAGACGTACAGCCTTGTCCGCGATCTTATGCGGTTGGCTAGGCGTCGGCCGGACGTAGAGATCTGGACGAACTTCCATACGACGTTCACCGAATACTATGAGAACATCGAAGAGATGTTGGAGATCGGCAAGGGGGGCGACTTCAAGGAACGGGTAGTCGCCATTGATGAGTGTGGTATCTGGTTCAATTCGCGCATGCATAAGGGCGTTGGTCTGCGAGAGATCGAATGGTTCGCGCAGCTTCGCCACCGTGACATTCATTGTTATTATACCGTTCAGCGCTTTGCAGGGGCTGACAGCCATATTCGCGGCTTGACGTCGATCGAATATAGACATGTGCGCTATGGGCCGTACATCATTCAGAACGGTTTTGAACCTGGGGAAAAGAAGCCGTTTAGCCGGTCGTTTTATAGGCTCAATCCGAAGGTGTATAGAGCCTACGATACGCGAGAGATAGTCGGAGACGGTCGCGGAAAGCTCCGGCGCGCGGGTGGCCTCGAAGACGATGGCGCGGTGGTGCGGTTATCGGACGCTGCTCGTGATCTGCTCGAAGGGGCGATGTGTCGGGATGTGTATCGGCAGGAGGTCGCTGGGCATGTGTTTGAGCGGTCGGTGTTGCGGGTGGCGACCGTCGATGACTTCTTCATGGGGCGTGAGGTCGTGAGGATCGATCGCGCGTCCGGGCGCTTGATCGAGGTGGATACTGCTGCGTTCCAGATCGGGGATAGCGTGATCAAGCGCGAGGTAGAGGAGAACTTAAAGCGTGTCGCTGTTTGA